TTGCGGCGCTACTGCGGTACACCCGGGAAGGTATGAGCGCAGCAGAGATAGGCAGGAAGTTCGGCCTGACCCGCAGTGCCGTGCTGGGCAAACTGTTTCGGGTTAGAGCGAAAGAGGGTGAAGACATAGCTCCCCGTATGATTACAGGGAGGCCGAAGGGAGAAGTAAAACCCAAGGCTGCACCTACCGCGCCTAAGATAGCAAAAGACAAGACGGACAAGGAACGGCAACGGCAAATATACGCCGTACTAAACCGGGCTGGTAAGTATCTAAAATCAACCGGGTTCAACCCCACCCCCGGCCTGTCCACCAAGCCGGTCAAGGTAAAGAAAACCAAGTGGGACGACGTGGACCCCAAGACCCCGGGCTTGATCCGTATGACGGACCTGAAGAATGGTATGTGTCGGTGGCCGATGAACAACGCGCTGCGGGGGGAGTTTTACTTTTGTGGGGCGCAAGCGGAGATGGACAAACCTTACTGCAAAGAGCACCACGTGATAGCGTATGTACCGAAAGGCGGTAAATAATATGAGAACACCAACAAGATATACGCACATAAACGGAATTAAATATTTCTCCAGACGGGAGCAGGTGGAATTAAGTGATAAAAACATAAACGCCGCTGCGTACCGGATGGACTGGGATGACAAGCGCAAGCGCATGATTAGCGGTAGGGAAGACAGCATCAAGCTGCTAAAATACAGCGCGGAGCGCGGCATGAGCCGTACCCGTATGTGCCAGATTTGGGGTGATGATTTCGTACGTATTGTATTGGAAGAAATGTGATGATTACGTGGTCCTACAGTAGCATTAAGACTTTCGATCAGTGCCCGAAGAAATACTACCACCTGAAGGTATCCCGCGATGTGCAGGACGAAGGGGGCACGGCTTCTATCTACGGGCAGGAAGTCCACAAAGCTGCTGAGGAGTACGTGCGTGACGGCACCCCGGTGCCAGCGAAGTTCAAGTTCGTGGAAGACACGGTAGCTGCGTTCAACAACATCCCCGGCGAAAAGCACTGCGAGATTAAGCTAGGTGTAAAGAAGACGGATACTGGCTACGAACCCTGCGAGTTCTTTGCCAAGGATGTGTGGTGGCGTGGCGTGGCCGACCTGCTCATCATCAACGGGGCCAAGGCGTGGCTGGCTGACTACAAGACCGGGAAGAACACCCGGTATGCGGATACCAAACAGTTGGACTTGCTGGCTGGCGCGGTGTTCCTGCACTTCCCACAGGTCAAGCGGATTAAGTCTGCTCTGGCTTTCGTAGTCGTTAACGAGTTTATCAAGAAGAACTACGATGCCGGTAAGGAGAAGGAATGTCTGTCGGTGTTTGACACCGAGCTTACCCGGCTGGAGACTGCACATAAGACAGGCGTGTGGAACCCCGTGACTGGGCCGCTCTGCAAGTTCTGTCCTGTTGTAACCTGCGAACATAATAGGAAGAGATAGGAGAAACTAATGCCCTACGTAAACAAACCCCGTCCGTACAAGAAAGAATACGAACAGTATGACGGCACCCCAGCCGTCAAGAAGAAACGCGCGGCTCGTAACGCCGCCCGCCGCCTGATGATGAAGAAGGGCAAGGTGCATAAGGGCGATGGCAAAGACGTGGACCACGCCAAGCCGCTGTCCAAGGGCGGCACCAACAGTACTGGTAACCTGCGGGTCAAGAGCGCCAGCGCCAACCGTTCGTTCGCCCGTAATTCAGACCACACTGTGAAGACTAATAAGCCGAAGAAAAAATGACCATCCTCACTGCCTACGACTGGCCGGGTAAGTTCAAACCGTTTGCCCACCAGAAGGAAACTGCTGACTTCTTGGCCCGCCGCCGCAAGGCGTTCTGCTTCAATGAGCAGGGTACGGGTAAGACTGCGTCCGTTATCTGGGCCGCAGACCATCTGATGAAACAGGGCAAGGTGAACCGTGTGCTGGTGATCTGCCCCCTGTCCATCATGAAGTCGGCGTGGCAGCAGGACCTGTTCAAGTTCGCCATGCACCGTAGCTGTTCTGTGGCCCACGGGGATGCCAAGCAGCGCAAGAAAATTATCGCGGCTGGTTCGCAGTTCGTCATCATTAACTTCGACGGTGTTGCTGTTGTCAAAGAAGAGATAATGAACGGCGGGTTTGATCTTATCGTGGTTGATGAGGCCAACGCCTACAAGAACCCACAAACCACCCGCTGGAAAGTGTTGCGGGACGTGGTCGCTAAGGCCAAAGGTCTGTGGATGCTGACGGGTACCCCGGCGGCGCAGTCTCCCGTGGATGCCTACGGCCTAGCCAAGCTGGTTAACCCAGACAACACGCCCAAGTACTACGGCGCTTTCCGTGACCAAGTTATGTACAAGGCCACCCAGTTTAAGTGGGTCGCCAAGCCGGGGTCGCAAACCACGGTTCACCAAGTGCTGCAACCTGCCATCCGGTTCGAACGCAGCCAGTGCCTAGACCTGCCGCCCGTAACCCACGTAGACCGCGAAGCCCCGCTGACACCCCAGCAAGCCAAGTACTACCACCTCCTCAAAGAGAAACTGCGCGTAACCACGGACGGCGAATCAGTTACTGCTGTCAACGCTGCTGTAAATATCAACAAGCTGCTGCAGATCAGCGGAGGTGCGGTCTATACGGATACTGGAGAGGTTCTGGAGTTCGACGTTAGCAACCGGCTGAACGCCGTGCTGGAGGTGATCGAAGAGGCCAGCCACAAGGTGTTGGTGTTCATACCCTTCAAGCATACTATAGATACGCTCAACACCCTGCTGAACAAGCACGGCATACAGAGCGAAATCATCAACGGCGACGTGTCGGTGAACAAGCGGGCAGATATCGTTACCCGTTTCCAGAACAACCCAGAACCCAAGGTTCTGCTCATTCAGCCACAGGCTGCATCCCACGGATTGACGTTAACGGCGGCGAACACCATCATCTGGTATGCCCCGGTGACTTCTGTAGAAACTTACCTGCAGGCAAATGCCCGCATCAACCGCCCCGGCCAGCACAACCCGATGACCATTGTGCACATCAAGGGTAGTGAGATAGAAGATAAGCTGTACCGGATGCTCCGGGCCAACATTAACAACCACGAAAAAATTATCGACCTGTACTACAAAGAGCTGGCTGAAGAAGCTTGACTATGTCAAAGTCTGTCTTTATCTGTAGGCGGTGTGGGCAGCTGTGGAAACTACTCCATATGCACACGTGCCGTTACTGGATTGAGAAGTCCAAGGTAGTTATGAAGTGGCAGTGTAAAGAAATAAAACAGGAGCAACCGTGACTGACATAGTAGACGCACCAAAGGAAGACACCGAACAGCTTGTGGTTCAGTACATCAAGCTGCGGGAACAGATTTACGATCTGGAAGAGAAACACGAAGCAGCGGTCAAGGTGCTTAAGGATGAGCAGGACAAGATTAGCGACCAGCTTATCTCCGTCTGCAACGCACTGAACGCCGACAGTATCCGCACTACCGCTGGCACAATCTCCCGCACAGTTACGAACCGCTACTGGGTCAGTGACTGGGAGAATATGTACAACTTCATCAAGGAGCACGACGCCGTGCACCTTCTGGAGCGCCGCGTGCACTCCACGCATATGAAACAGTTCTTGGAAGAGAACCCCGACTTGCTACCAATCGGACTTCAGGTAGACAGCCGGTACACAGTCAGAGTCCGCAAAGCATCGAGCAAGTAAGGAGACATCATGTCTAATCTAGCAATCTTCAAAGACAAAAGCGTAGCTACGCAAGGGCAGCGCGAACTCAGTGATCTGGCGAAATCCCTTTCCAGCAAGGGCACGACGTTCCGTCGTATTCAGGCCAACACCAACGGCACCTTCAAGCGCATCATCAACGGTGAGCAAGTTGGTAACGCTGTGCGCAGCGAGATTAACGTAATTGTGGTTGGTGCACTGCCTAGCGTGTCGCGTACCTTCTACAAGGAAAAGTACGACCCGAACAAAGAAGCGACCCTGCCTGACTGCTGGTCTAACCTTGGTGACAAGCCAGAGGCCGCAGCCGGTAACCCGCAGAGCAATAACTGCATGAGCTGCGATCAGAATGTTAAGGGCTCAGGTGAGAATGGTGGTCGTGCTTGCCGCTTCCAGCGTCGTATTGCTGTGCTTCTGGCGGGTGATCCGTCTGGCGAAGTGTACCAGTTCAATGTTCCGGCCAAGTCGCTGTTTGGTAAGGGCGACGGTAACGTGCATCCGTTCGAAGGCTACGTTAAGTTCTTAGGTGCCAACAACGAAGTTATTGACAACGTCGTTACCAATATCAGCTTCGACGCTAACGCTAACACCATGGAGCTGCAGTTTAGCCCGCAGCGCCTGATTACCGACGAAGAGTATGAACTGGTACGTGCGGCCCAAGCGCGGCCTGAGACCAAGATGTACACGGTGCTTACGGTGGCGCAGACCGACAAGGTCCAGAAGCAGCCCCCGGCTGTGGAAGTCAAGGCCAAGGCCAAGGTCGTGCGCAGCGATGAGCCGGATGAAGTGGAGCTGGATGCCCCTGTGGAAGTAGCGCCTACGAAGCGTACGTCCAAGAAGCAGGAAGCAGCCCCTGCCCCTAAGAAGAGCATGGCTGAAACCATCGACGATTGGGGCGATGACGATTAACCATGAGCTATGGCTACAGCGCACGGTTGATAACGCTAAATAAGGAAGCCGACACACGTATGCTTGGTGTGCGGTTAGGGAGGGTTTGTATGAAGAACGACATCCCCGTGTCCCTAGTCGCCGCCAAGCTAGGTGTCAGTAGGCAGACGGTTTACAACTGGTTTTGTGGGACGCATACACCCAACACCACGGTAGCCCGTAAGCTTACTGCTTTCTACGACAGCATTACCAACTCTAAATAACTACGTACTACAAACCCCTTAGTGGCCGGAGACGCAAGTCTCCGCATGAGCACCCATGTCTCAATTTGATCTCCTCAGCGCAGTGCAGCCCACCGAAGGGTGGTTTGCGGTTATTGGGATCAAGGACAAGGGGGTAATACAGAAGTTTACCCAGAGCAGGGAAGAAGTAGACACTATAGCCGCCAAGTTTGTGGCACAGAAACGCAACGTATTCTTCGGCGTTGCGAAGTACAAAGAAGAAGGTAGCCGCAAGAAGGACAACGTCAAGGCGCTTAAGGCGTTCTGGCTGGATATCGACTGCGGTGAAGCCAAGGCCGAGGTTAACGAAAAGACGGGGAGGCCGGATGGGTATATCGACCAAGCTACGGGACTGCAGGAATTAAAGCGGTTCTGCAAGCTGGTCGGTATGCCCAAGCCGGTTCTTGTCAACTCGGGGCGCGGCATACACGTATACTGGCCGCTGACTGAAGAAGTTACCCGCGAGCAGTGGGAGCCTGTGGCTGACAGGCTGCGTGAGCTTTGCAACACCCATGACCTCTACGTGGACCCAGCTGTCTTTGAGGCTGCGCGTGTGTTGCGCATCCCGGGTACCCTGAACTTCAAGGACGACCCGCCCACCGAAGTGACCCTTCTCCATGAAGGAAGCGCGGTAGACTTCGGTGCATTCAAAGCGCTGCTTGGCGTAGAGGAAAAGGAACCAAAACCCGAAGCGCCGAAGCGTGAAGTCAGCGACTTCGCCAAGTCTATGCAAGCCAACATAGACAAGAGCTTCTCCAAGATCATGCGCCGCAGCGTGGAAGGCAGCGGATGCAAGCAGTTACTATCCTGTTACGAAGAGCGGGAGAGCCTGTCCGAGGTACGGTGGTTTGATGCCCTATCGGTAGCCAAGTTCTGCAAAGACAAGGACAAGGCCATACACAAGCTATCGGCAGGGCACCCTGACTACGACCCCGAAGCTACAGAAGACAAGATTAAGCATATCGGGGGACCACACTCCTGCGCTGTGTTTGAGCGGAATAACCCCGGCGGCTGCAAAGGGTGCCCGTTCAAGAACAAGATCACGGGTCCGATCATGCTGGGCCAAGAACTGGTCATGGCTACGGAAGAGGACAGCGTCGTAGTCGAGGAGGCCCAAGAGTACATATCGGGCAAAACCTATATCATTCCCGAATACCCACCGCCCTACGCGCGGGGAAAGAACGGCGGTATTTATCTCATACAGAAGGACCAAGAGTCCGACCCGGTCTTTATCTACGCCAACGACCTGTACGTAGTGAAGCGTATGGAGGACCCCACAGACGGCGACGTGGTGGTTTTGCGGCTGCACACCCCTTGTGACGGCATCAGGGAGTTTACTATCTCAAACAAGGTGGTGATGAACAAGGCTTTGCTAGGTGAGACAATCGCCGCACGGGGCGTGGTGTGCCCCCTAAAACAATTCAATATGCTTATTGATTATCTAATAGTAGCAATTAACTATATGCAACGCAAAGGAAGAGCTGAGCAGATGAGA